TTATAACAAACCGTTTGTCGTTTTCACAGACTACAATCATGGTTTCGTCGACTTCATTGATAGCGTTCTTTAAAAACCCGAGATTTTCATGTATAGTTTTCAAATAATTCTTGGATATTCTGTTTTCAATCTCTATTTTGGCCACCAAATTATCCGGGACTATTTCGTCCACTATGGTATCTTTATAATGATACGTTTCGATAATTTGATCATGATCATTCATTAGTGACGACGTGGATGTCCACACATTACTGTAGGGTTCTACACGCAGACCATTTACATGTTTCATTAAAACATCGGCATAATAGGCTCCCTTAACAGCGGCCAATTTAACCATCGGATATCTGCGAAAAATCGCATCCTTTCTGTTATCTAGCATAACAATAAATTTACTGTAAAGTAAAAGTCCGGATAATAAATAGTTTTTGGCTGTTTTGCTAAAAAATGACACGGTTTCGTCGAAAAAGTTTTTGAAAAGATCCATGTTATTTTGAATACTATAGGAAAAACTTTATGTTGTTTCAAAATATATTTAGTAATTGTATATGGCTGTATCTCTTATTAACAAAATATTGCTCATCTATTTATCATTTATTTTAATTTATATATTGTATTCATTTTACTTATTCGAAAAAGAGAACCTTGAAAGTATATATATAAGCCTTGGAAATCATTTATCTGTATATTTTCACAAACTTGGTTCTGCTATATTACAGAAATCAAATTTTACGAGCAATGAAGAAACCACTAATTTTGTAAAATATTTACCTACCGAAATAATATTCGAAGATAATGATTTATGTAAAAGCACGTACGATAAGTTTGTTGAAAATGGAGTAACGTACGAAAATACAAGATTTTTATTTACGGGAGAATGGTTTATAAAAAACGATAATCATATGAAATTTTGGATATGTATGAAACCATTAGTGCACAGTATTTTGGACGAAGCGTTTAAAAAAACAGGCGTAAATAAATTAATAGATACTCCAATAATACATTTTCGATGCTCGGACATTCCTTTTACTAAACATAGTATGTATCATTTATACAAATATGAATTTTACAAAAGGGCTCTACAGGATATTATTGATAAAACCGGTGTAAACTATAATAAGGTAAAAATCTTATATTCCAATAGTCATCAATCTAATGAAGAATATGGTAATGCGTGCGATAAATATACCTCTTCTTTGAAAAAGTATTTGGAAGATTTGAATTATGATGTTGAAGTATACACAAATTCCGATATTGAAGATTTTGCCGATATGTTTTACGCCCCCGCAGTAATCGCAGGTTGTGGTTCTTATACCTTTATGAGTGGATTTTTCGGGGATGGTATTTTTATTACAGGTAAACATGTAGAAGAAGACGATGTAAATCAATCGCCATGTAAACTGTGTGATAATTGGATGTATGATGGGTATCAACTAAAGCACAAATATGTTGATGATTATATCGACACCGATAAAGTCACTAACATGTTACGAAATACCACCTAGATCTCAATCTTTTCATCGAATAACGAAAAACAATCCTTGTCATGACTAATTATTATTATACATTTTTTATGTTTCTTGAAATCGCGAATAATATCCAACAGTTCCTTCTTTAATTCGCCGTCGAGTGCATTTGTTGGTTCGTCTAATATCAGAACTTTCGAAGGATTGATTAGCCCCCCAATTACATTCACAACTTGCCGTTGACCGCCCGACAGATTTTCGCCTAGTGGACCAGCGGTTTTGCTATTTATATCTATGTTTTTGTACAACAGTTTGATTTTCTCGTAATTCATAATTTCGTCCAAATGTGCTTGGCACTTATTCGTGTCGTTGCAGCCGTACATCATGTTGTCCGATACTAATATGTCGAATAATTTTGAATTCTGGTTAACGTATGTTATATTTTTGCGTATATAATTCGCATCAATGTCTTTTATGTTCTGATCGTCAATGTAAATATCTCCAGAGAGCGGTTTATACATTTTCAAAAGCATCTTGGCAAAGGTGGACTTGCCCTTACCTGAAAGGCCAGTAACGCCGATTATTTTATTATCTAGATTGATTGTCAAATTGAAATCGGTGAGAACATTACTGTTGCTTGAACTGTATCGGAAAGAGATGTCTTGGAAACGCACCGTGTTGAATTCCAACACGACATCTTTATATGTCTTGTTGTAAATATCATTAATATCGTCGTATCCGTCATCCAAATTTTGGAAATGTTTCAACACCGACTCCGAACGACCGATGAATTCAATGAAATCGGGCACCTGTTGAATAATTGAAATCATTTTATCTCTGTACAATAGTAAAATCGAGTACAAAGTAATAAAAATGGTGAGAGAAACGTCTTTTTTGAAATACATGCTGATTAAGTATCCAAGACAAAAAAAGAGAACCACGTGTAAAATAATATTCATCGCAATGGAATTCTTATTGGTTGAAGAATAAAAATCGAACGCCGAATTTATTGCATTGTTGCTTTTCTCGTTGAATATATCTATTTCATTCTCGGTTTGACCACGATAAATGATCTTATCTATGTTATTCAGAATTTCCATTAAATAAGCCTCGTTATTGTTGACGTCTTTTTCGTATACTTCGTTCGCTTCTTTCATTTCTCGCCATGTATAATAAAGGTAACCGAATAATATTATATTTCCGATTAAAAACATGGCACCGAACGTCGTGTTTTGCATGAGAAAATAGATAAAAAGAATAAGCAAGAATGATATATTCGGTAATAAATAAGTTATAATATCCGTAAAAACCATAAAACATACGGAAGCTACACGATTAATTGGCGAACTTAACCTGTTATAATTCATATCACTGAAATTCTCATTGTTCATCAACAGTATCATGTTGATAAACTGTTTCTTTATCCATTGACGCAGTTTTGTGAGTAGTTTATTTTGGAAATATTTATAGAAATTGAATAGTAATACGTAGACACTGGAAATGATCACGAATAATTTGAAAAAACTATATACCAATTCCTTGTTATTTTTCTGTATGAAGAAAATGATTTTTGCTGTTATAAAAGACAAACCGTTGGTTTGAAATATATTAATGAGAAAACTGAACACAATCAATAAAATTGTGTTTATCTTTTCTTCGAAAAAAAACTTTTGCAATAATCTAAGAATAATATTCATGTATACTAGAGTTTCCGAAAAAAAAAGAAACAAATATTCTGTTGCATTTATAAAAATAAATTGTTCGAAAATATTTTTATGAACGAGAAGGTGTTGTAAATCCAGGCGTAGTTATGGTGGTGGGTGTTGTAAATCCAGGCGTAGTTATGGTTGTGGGTGTTGTAAAAATGGAACCGGTTGTAGGAACAGCGCATGCGGCGCCAGCATTAGAAGTGGTAGGAACATAGCAACCAGCACCGGCATTAGCAGTGGTACGAACTCCGCAACCAGCGCCGGCATTAGCAGTTGTAGGAGCAACGCATTCGCCATCTTCATCCTCATCTATCTCAATATACTTTTTTACGTGTCCGGAACCTTTATGATGGTATTTATTATTATTCATTCCAACATCGATAATTTCCGGTGCTGGATTGTAGAATAAAATATCTGGATATGAAGTACTTATAAATATGAAAATGAATATGAATGCAAACATTAATATCAACAACAAAAACACCATTCCGAAATTCATTGAGCCACTAAATAAAAGAAATAAGAAAATTATAAAAATAAATATGATAAAGGGTAATTTAAAGTTCATAATAATAATATATGGTCATACATTTTTCCCTAAATGTCTAAAGAAATAGTATTTTTGTCGGAATTATTTCGTCTACGACTGGATTTTTTAGGAGCATTCGTATTCTGTAAATCCTTCAACGAACTAATCGATATCATGGAATCGTCATCGGTTGTAGTTTTTTGTTCATGAATATTCACAGTTTTCGGCTTCAATCCTGCTAATATATTATCAATATCTGTAGACTGAGGTCCTCTCATTTCATTTCGTTGAGGCATAGCCTGGCTTTGTGTTTCAACAGAAGGAACCGTATTTGGTCTAGCAAATGACCTGGTTTGTGTGGGCTCTTCGTTCACGTTTTTATAACCGTCAATGTCAACACCTCTCTCTCTAAACATCGGTCCTCTACTCGCAGCAATATCTGGACGATTATTTAGACCAGAAGTCTCTGTAAATGTCATTGAACCCGGTCTTTGGGGCGGAGGCTGTGTTTTCGTCTCAACTGGAGCGGGTGGTGGGGGTCCTCGCGGTTTATTCGCCTGTTCCTGCATGATATTATTCGCAAACGCAAAACCGGGCGACTGTTGGCTCATACTACTAACAGTGGCATTTGTAAACATTCTCATTAACTCCGGGCTCTGTTTAATAACATCATTGAATGCCGGCGTAGCACTGGAAAGCGCCTTGTTGGAAAAATTCAACACGGCTGCACTGAACCCTACTCTCAAAAGGAGGGAAATCTCCGGCGCCAATTTACCGCCCTTGTACTTTTCATGCAGTTCCCCGAAGATTTCTTCGTAACTGTCGAGATCTTCACTCACCTGTTCTCCCCATCCATCCAAATTTAGATCAAAAGGATTGAAAGCCGCATTTGCGTATTCCAACGAATTAATGAAAGTCATGAACCACCAACCCTGTAATTTAACACTATCCTTCTTTCTCTTGTCTTCCAATGCGGTCTCGTATTCGTCTTCGACTTCTTCGAAAGAGCTATCCATGTTGAAATGACTGTTACTTTTGACTAAACCTTTCTCGTGCCATTCGTCCAACTTTTTGATCATTAGTCTCTTTTTTCGGCGACGCTCACGATCGTTTAATTTAGAAGAGGCGGACCCCGCGTAATCGGGGACTTCGTTTATCTTGGAAAACCCGTCCCACGTTTTCGTGTTTCCGATACTTTCTCGCGTGGCTTGTCCTATATTGGAGTCGGTCGTCTCCGGAGGTGCAGTATCCAAGCCAACACTAGTACTTCCACCACCACTACTACCACCAAATCCAAATAAATTGGCGGCAAATCCACTGAGAGTTTTCGTTTCGCCGGTTTTAGAAGCCGGCGTTTCCTTGACACCAGATAATTCATTCAATTCGTTCTCTAGACTGTCCAATTCTCCTAAATCTAGCGAAATGTTTGAAGACGATTTCTTTTTATCATTCATAAGTAGTTCAATCCCAGAACCGAAATTCACTGAAGGCTTCGAGTTTGAATTATCGGTATTCAAGTTTAGCGAAACGGTTTCTAAATCATTCAATCCGATGTCTATGACTTCCATTTTATGATAATTATACACTATTTATTTTTAAATCATCCGCAACGAATTATATATTTGTTCGGCAGTCTAGATCGATAATGTTACGTTTTCTTTGTTTTTTAAGTACCAAACACCTTGTAGAAAACAATCCGCTAAATCGTCCTTCTTTTTCGTATCCAAAGTTATCTTCCATCCACGTAATTGCGCATTTTTTTCAATGAAAAGAGAACAATAATGAACGGCGTCCTTTTTGTGGGTTTTATAGTCGCTCCCATTACTCCCCGGGTTCTCGAATTCTTTTAATTTATTCACAGAAGAAACAAACTCAATATGTGTGTTGGGATTTACCATGATGAAATACTGGGCTAACATGCCTTGAATAGTTTTCATTCTGTTGGCAATTGGAGATATTTGGTTCTCTATTATAACATGTGTCACGTCTTCTCCTATACCATCCAATTTCTGTTTCATGTTTCTGCCGATTTGTATGAGATCCATATCTTTCGCGGACTTGCCTTTTTGTTCAACCAACAGTTCCAATAATTTAGGTTTTAGAAAGTTCTCTAAAGTCTCTACCATTTTCGTCTTTTGTAATCCCGTCGGAAATTCAACACCTAATTCTGATGCCACTTCCGACAACCGTTTGATGTTCATTTTTTTCAAGGATGCTGTTGAGAATTCCTTTTTGGGAATCATGTATTGAGAACATTCTTTAGCGTGTTTTTCACAATATTTTTTCCCGGTTTTTTGGTATTTCGCCAATTTAACACATGGTTTAGGAGTACTGTTTTTCTTTTTGAGAACATTAACACAATCGCATTTTTCAACAGTTGGTTGTTCATCCATCAAATTGAGAACATCCCATGAAATGATTGTTATCAGTTTCTCGGGCGATACCGAAAAAATGCAGTACGCCATGTTTTTAATTCCAACATCAAAGCTGATTAGTTTCATGTGAATATAATATGACATGAAACTAATTTTCTATACTATTTATGCCCGGTGAATATATTCAACCGTGTAGTGTAGGGGCAACCTTTCTTGCTTCTAATTGTTCTCTAGATAAATATAGATCCTTCAGATCACTGCTGG